CGAGCCTGGAGCGCAAGGTCATGCGGGGCGCCCCTCCGTCAGCTCTCCGGAGCCTTCCAGCCGAGCGCTATCAGTGCCTCGCGGGTCCGGTCGTCCACCGCGACGTCCGCCTGCGACAGGGCCAGGGCGAGAGCGGTCGGGGCGAGCAAGGTCAAGGTGATTACCGGGAGGCCGTCAGCGGGTGCGGTGACCGTCCAGGAGGTGACCGTGCCTACCGGGTTGCCTCCGCAGGACACCTCGCCGGCGAAGGGCCACGACCCGGTGAAGCTGAACGCCGGCGGCTGCTCGTCGGGCACAATGCCCCTTCCCCTGCGAGATGATGGACGGGTGGACTTCACCCTTCGCCCGTCGGAGCGGTGCCACCACAGGAGCCGCCTCGGCTTCCCCTGCTTCCGGGTCCGCGTCTACGACTACTGGTGCGGACCCCATAACGGCAGGTGCTGGTGGCACACGATGAAGCTGAACAGGTGCCCGCGGAGGCGGCGGTGAGCGAAGAACGGCGCTGCGGCCACTGCGGGCGGCCGGGGGCAACGGCACGGGCCGCAGGCGTTGACTTGTGCCACCCGGACGACCCGGCGCTGCCCGACTGCTACCGGCGGGTGACGGTCTACGCGGAGCCGGTCGGGGCGCTCCTGTTCGTCGAGCCGGGGCCTGCGGGGACTGAGGCGATCATGCGGCTTGAGGGCGGACGGCTGGTCGTGTCCGCTGAGCTCGCGGCGGCGAGGGAGCTGACCCCGCTGACCGAGGAACTCGGCCTGTACGACGCCGGGCCAGACTGCGGCTAGGCCGCCCTCGCGTCCCAGGGCACGCCGTCCAGCGAGATCACGATCGGCGTGAGCGGCTCCGGGGCAAGGCCCGTCCGCTCGAAGTAGTCCCGCTCAGCCCCGGCCAGCCCGTCGATGTCGCGCAGCGCCTCAACCCGTGCGGCGTCCTCGCGCGGCTGCGGGAGGCCGGCCGGGCAGATCACGCGGCCGTCGGACGCCAGGCGCAGCGGGTAGAACCAGTCCTTGCCCGCCCAGGGCTCGAGCGGGGGCGGGAGCTCGTCGCCGCGGACAACCGCCCAGCGGCAGCCGAACAACGTCGCGGGGCGCTCCTCGCGGATAGTCCGCGCGACGGTGAGCGGGGGCGGCTCCACGGGAGGCACCGGGTCACCGTCCCTGCTGCGCTCGGTAAGCCGCGGTACGGGCCCGGCGGAGCTGCTCGGCAGGACTGAGGGGGGCTTCCGGGTCGGTGACGGCAACGGGAACGCCGCGTTCAGCCGCACGCTCGTCGCACCCGGCAGAGTGCGCGTGGATCTCGTACTGCCCTGCCGCCGCTTCCGTGCACGGGACACAGCAGTAGGCGGAGGCGGCGCTGACGAGGCGGTCGCAGTCGGGCTTGCGGCACTTCGCCAGGTCCGGGCCGGGATTCGCGAGGCGGGCACGGTGGGCCGCCATGGCGAGGTCCGGAGGGCCCGCGGCGGCGAGTTCGGCTTTGCGCTTGGCCCAGTCAATCCAGCTCTGCGCGCCGCCGCCGAGGTTAATTAGCAAATAGCGTGCGGCGTCGGGCAAATGATCATCGCCGTGCGTGTCAGCGTCTTCCGGGTCGCCTGACTCGGCGTGCGGGAGGTCGGTCAGTGTCCGGTAGAAGTTCCGGAGCGTCGAGAACATGTGCAGCTTCGGGCAGGTCTCCCAGCCCATCGCCCGGTGGTGCGGGCAGGCGGGCGCCTCGGCGAGGTAGGACCGCACCCGCTGCCAGCCGATGACCCGCGAGCCCTTCGCGGCCCTGGTCAGGTGGCACCCGTTTTGCGAGTACACGTCAGCGACGCTCCGGGCGTCGCCACGGGAGGCCCACATGGCGTCGTCGGCATACCGGGCGGAGATGCGCTCGCCTTCTGCCTCGGACGCGAGGATGCGGCGCGCCTGGTCGGCCTCGCCGACCCCGGCCGCGTAATGCTCGCGGTAGAACCAGGCGCGGCCATCCTCGTCGAGCGCGGCATGGAGGACGGCCCAGGGGTTTGCGTATCCCCAGTCGATGCCGCAGTACCGCGCCCACGACTCGGGCAGGTGCACCGGGTCGATCACGTGCCGGTCGCGGGAAAGCTCGGGGAACATCTGGCCAGAGAACACGTCCCAGTTCCCGTCGAGGAATGCGGCGCGCAGCTTCTCCGGGAGCGCTTGCAGGTCGGCCGCGTACTCGGGGTTGACGTGGGGGTTGTCGCTCAGCTTGCTCGGGATGAACCGCACCGTCCGGCCGCGCTCGTCGGTCACGACGTCGCGCCCGAAGTTCGTCGCCGTGATGTAGCGGGCCTTCACCGTCCCGTGGCCGGCGCCGCCGGGGTTCGCGCTCGAGCGGATGCCCAGCACCGGGATGTCCGCGCGCCCGGACCGCAGGCGGGACTCCAGGAACGCGATCACGTCCGCCGGGGCCAGCGTCCGCTCGTCGAAGACCAGCAGCTGGAACTGGCCGCCCTGCCGGCGGGTGGCGTCCTTCAGCGTCTCCGCGTAGCGGAACATGATCACGGAGCCGTTGGGGAACCGCAGCTCGTACTCGTTGCCGTTCCACTTCGCCCCGAGCGGGCCCGCGAACCGGAACGTCGTCGACAGCTCGGCGAGCAGGGACTCCTTCAGCTCGGGGTAGCTGCGCCGGAAGGCGCCAACCCGGATGCCGGGGTAGCGGACGCACTCGCGGATAGCGTGGGCCACGAGGGCGGTACTTTTACCGCCGCCGGAAGAACCACCGAACAAAACATCGAACTCGGTCGCGTCGTGGAAAAGCTGCTGCTTCGGGGTCGGCTCGTACTCCAGCAGGCCGAACACGTCCGCATGGCGGAGCTGTTCGGCTTCCTGCGCGCGCAGGCGCTCGCGCATCTCGGCAAGCTGCCGGATCTTCTCAGGCGGCGCCAGTATCAGCGGGGCGGGCTTGGCGGGCATCGTTCAGCGCGATCTTCCTGGCGAGCTCAGCCATCTCGGCCTCGACCGCATCCTCGGTGATCACCTCAATGCGGGTCCGGGCCGGAGCCTCGTAGCCGATGATCTTCGCCCGCCGCTCGATCAGCGCGCGGACCTCGCGGGCCGACGCCTGCCCCGGCCCGTCGTCCAGCACGTCCTCGGTGACGGGGATGGGCTTGCCGTCCATGTCGAGGCGCTCAATGCCGTCCTTGTCGCGCTCGACGCCCGCCTCGCGGGTGATGACCCTGCCGTGCGAGACGGTGACATGCTCGCGCTCCATGATCGCCGAGTGGTACTCGATGAGGCGGTCGAGGCGCTCCAGGTCCAGGCGCCGCGCTTCCTCAACCTGCTCGGAGGGGATCGCGGCGAAGGCCCGCTGGACCGCCTCGTAGGCCTTGGCGCGGGACGCGAAGCCAAGCTCGTCGGCGATCTGCTGGAAGGTGCGCCCCCTGGCGCGCAGCGCGGCGGCCTCGGCGTCTCTCGCGGCGGTCGTCAGGGTGCGAGTGTAGCGCCCCTTGCCGTCGCGTGTTCCGTCGGCCATGACGTTCCTCCGGTTACGAGGTCAGGCGCGAGCGGCGGGTGCGGCCGATGCCGCGGTTCGGGCGCCTGGGGGCGCGCCAGCGGCCCCGCGGGTAGCGGCGGGAGGACGACAGCATCGCGTCCGCGGCCATGACGAGCTCCAGGATGCCGGCGACCTTGCCGGGAGCTGGGCGCCCGGTGCCGCCTTGCGGGAATTGCCCTGGCACGCACGCCACCTTTCAAGCCGCTCCGGGTTCGCCGCGCCCCGGGAGGTCCCCGTGCCGCGCCAAGAGGCGGAACCTGCCGCGAGGCCAGTTGGCGATCTTCTTGCCAAGCCACGTCCCGACGCGCGGGTCGCCTAGCGTGCCGATCTCGGCCATGAGGAGCTGACCTGCGTCCTCTTCGTAGATCGCGATCCACACCTCGTCGCCCGTGATGCGCTTGACGTCGAGGTAGTCGAGGTAGTTCACGTGGTCAATGCCGTGCTCTGGCGTGTTCGGCCTGCCCCATGGCTGGGGGCTGCGCCACACGTTGGCGCGCTCCTTGGACTTGACCTCAACCCACCTGCGGCACCCGTCGCAGGCGGTGTCCAGGTCGGGGACCGCGTGGCCGCGCCGGAGTCCTTGCAGGCGCGGGGCCTTGTCGCGTTCGTCGCCCGCGTAGTCGTAAGACGGGATGACATACCAGCCGCGCTCTTGCAGCCAGCGGGCGACGAGCAGTTCGGCGGCACGGCCGCGCAGGAACTCCGGGCGCTCCCGGAATGCTGTCGTCAAAGGGCTGCCGTGAATCCGAGGTGCCCGAACGAGGAGCGGAACGCAGAGGGGTTCGGGCCGAGGTAGATCACGGCCTGACCCTGTAGCGGCGCGGAGACCTTGCCGGGATACCAGAAGCGAACGCGGCCGAGGGGGAAGCACGCGGCCGAGGCGACGGTGGCGAGAGCGTGGAACCACTTGGTCTCGGTGGCATTGTTGACGAGCACGCACGCCTGCGTCACGTCGCCCGCGCTGAACGCGCCGACGAGCCGGTCGCAGAACTGGCTGATGAGAGGCTGCGCGTAGGGGGGGTTCATCCACGCGCGCCCGGACCACGGCAGGCTCAGCCCGTTGTCTTCCTCGGTGTAGAACTGCACCGCGCGAACCCGCTCGTTGGCGATCGCACTGGACGCGGGGTCGAGATCGATTCCGCCCATGACGGCGACCGCTGCCGCGATGTACTCGTCAGGGGTGTACCACTCGTTGTCGCCGGAGTTGTGGCCGACATGGGCGACCGGGCGCTCCTGCTCACTGGACTCGGCCGGGGTTTCGTCCGGGTCGGGATCGTCCCACCAGTTGCCGGGATCGGGTGCCAGCAAGGGCTCAAGGAACTCGGGTTCCCCGTCGTCCGCGAATGCCTTGGGGCCAGGGTCGGCAAAGTCGCCTTGCGGCGGCTCGGGCGCAACAGGGGACGGTTCCGGATCTGGGCCGAGCGCGTTCCCGTGAGATGGCGGGAAGGGAATCACAGGCGACGCCGGCGACGGGCGACGGCTCGCCGCAAGCTCCCGCGCCTGCATGACAGTCCACTCGCGGTCGGCCAGCAACTCCAGTCGATCCGGCTGCGCGGCAAGCGCCTCGTGTACTCCGAACGAAACTTCCCGACGTCGGGAAGATTGAGGGAACGCCCGCGCTACCGCTCGGCGGTTAAGCAGCGTCTTGCAATCCACCCCGATATCGGCCGCGTACCGCTCGAGCGTCCCGTTGCCGTAGCTTGTCTCCACCGCACACGCGAGGTCTCCGTAAAGCCACGCGCTCTGCGACGAGACCTCTCGGCCCGCACGCACGAAGTCGTCATACGACCAGGTCTGCCACTCGGGAGAGACTGCGGGCATGACTGCTACTTCTGCCGTCAAGGCGGGGATTTCCTTCCGGGAATGACGAGAGCCCCCACGGCCCGAAATCCGTGAGGGCTCTCTAGCCCTGCTAGCTAGGCAGGGCTGCTTGCTTATGTTCGGTGCTTGTCATGCGATCTCGACCAGTTACAGGGTGACGAGACGGAGAGCAAGATCGTTTACGCAGTCGTCAAGATCATCTTCCGCCCGATCGCCCTCGTCAGCCGCCAGGCGTGCGCCGCGGCCTCAAGCGCATCCGGGTGCCCCGCGGAACAGCACGGGAGCCCGGCGTCCTCGTACTGGACAACGGCACGGTGGCGGCCGTCCTGCTCGGTTACGTCGACGGTCAAGCGGCGATGCCCGCGTCAGCTTGCGCCGGGGCGGGCTCGCGGTCGCGGCCCCGCAGGAGCCGGGGGTTGACGCCGGAGGCCTCGATGCCGTGCTGGCAGACGAGCCGCTCGGCCGCCCGGACCGCCTCGGCGGTGTGCAGCGCCCGCCCGCGCTCGTCGAGCCCCTGCCTGGCCAGCCAGCCGCGGGCCCGCCACTGGCGGATCGTGACGGGCTTGACGCCGATCATGCGCGCCGCCTCGGCGGTGGTGAGGTAGCCGTCGGGGCGGGCAGGCGTCATGCTCACCCGCCCCGCAAAAGCGAAATGCCCCGGACGCCAGAAGCGCCGGGGCATAGTTAAGTCCTTCGATCCGATACGTTACGGCCTGGCAAGATCATCTGGCAAATAGGCGGGCGGCGCGGCGCGTCAGGCCGCCCGGTGCCCCGGCGCCCTGCACGTGCACGACTTCCACGAGCAGCGGTAGTCCGGCTCGGCGCAGAGCCCGAGGTCGCACCTGCGGCAGGTAAGGATGCCGGACCCGTGCGTCCAGCCCGCGTACTGGTCGGTCCACTTCTCGTACTCTTTCCGGGTCATCTCGTCGCGGCACTCCAGGCACCGGCACCAGGGCGGGGCGGGCTTCTCCGGGTCGGGCGGGGGCTGCTCGAGGACGGCGAGGGAGGACATCGCCTCGCAGTTGCGGCACGGGATGCCGTCGAGGACGTCGGGCGGGGCCGGCGTCTCGCCGAGCAGGCGCACGGCCTTGCGGTGAAGCTCCAGGATGTCGTGGCCCGCGGTCTCCCCCGACAGCCTGGCCATGGCCCGGACCCAGCCGTCGCCGATGTGCAGGATCTCCAGGTCCGCGATCTCCGCCTCGAGCTCGGGGGGCATGGGGTCGCCTGCCCGCCACGTCCAGGCGCGGGCCATCCAGCCGGGGGCGAGCGCGAGGAGCGGGACGGAGTTCTTCGTCGACAGGTCGGCGCAGTCCCCGGCGACGGCCTCGGCGCTGCCGTGCGGGTGGCCGTGACGGGAGAGCTGCAGGCCGGGGATGACGCGGACCCGGGCGGCCCACCCTCCTGTGATGCCGGCGATGAGGCGGAGGAGGGCGTCGTACTCGGCGTCGACGAGGACGCGGGAGCCGGGGGGGCGGCGGACGGCCCGGCCGGAGCGGACCGGGTCGCCGATCTTCGCGGCGAGGCGCTTGTAGGCCTCGGGGAGGGCCTCGGCGTCCTGGGTGATCCTCGCCGTGTCGGCGGGGCAGAACGGGGCGTAGGAACGGGCAGGGTGCCAGGTGCCCTCGTCGTCGCGGGTTGACGCCGAGCACCAGCTCCCTCTTGAGCACTCGCGCTGCTCGTCGGTATTGACGGATGGTGCATCGAAACGCTGACGTGCCGCCATGGCCCAATGATCATCTATCCGGGCGGATGGTGTGAACGGGACGCGCGGGGCGTGCGGTCAGGCGGGATTCGTAAACGTAGATCCGGAGTAGTCGAGTACGCGTTACCACCCTTCCCGTCAAAACCCTGCTGGCTTATGTTGCATTACTGGCCCCGTGGCGCTAACCTTGAAACATGAGCCAGCTAGGTTAAGGGAGTCGAGATGAGCGGCACGGAGAACACCGCGGGCGCCAAGGTCACGTGGAAGCGCGACGCCGAGCTCGGAGAGTGGACCGCCACTGCGGGCGGGACGGTAATCGCCCGGTGCCGCGTCAACGACCGGGTCGGCCACGGCTACTACGGCCACTACACCGGGCGCGTATACGGCTCGCCCGAGGCCGCGGAAACGCTCGCCCGGTTCAAGGAGCTGGTGCAGCAGCCCGCCGGCTGGCGGGCCCGGTGACGACGGACGGCAGGCGGCGGTTCGACAGCAGCCGCGACAACAGCCTGTCCAGGAGCGGCCTGTGGTGCGGAGAGGCATCGCTCGAAGCGTTCGGCGTGCGCCGGCGAGGGCTCGCCCGCACCTGCTGGGGACTGGTCCAGTCCCACCTGAAGGCCGCCGGGTACACGCTGGTGCGCGAGGTGGCGCCCTGGCAGGACGACCCGCGGCTGGGGACCGGCGAGAAG